GGCAGTTGGATGACATTGTAGCCGGGGTGGAGGCAGGGCTTTCGGTGAGTGACATCGTGGCGCAATTCGGTGACACACCGGAGATGAGGGCAGCGTTGGAAGAAATCCTGGTAGACGGCAGCGTACTGGGCCTGACGGCGGCAACGGCGCAACTGGAGACGGTTGGCGTTGGCGTCGATTGGGCGCTGGTCAACGAGGCCGCACGGGACTGGGCGCACCAGTATTCATTCGACCTGGTGCGAGGCCTGAATGACACCAACCGGCGGGTATTGCAGAAGGAGGTTAGCCGGTGGGCGGAGAGTGGCGAACCGTTGGCAGCATTGAACAAGCGACTGGAGCCGTACTTTGGGAAGGAACGGGCTAAGTTACTCGCATCCACGGAGACGACGCGGGCTTATGCTGAAGGCAATATGGAGGCTTGGAAGCAGAGCGGGGTTGTGGAGAAGAAACGATGGAATACCGTGAATGATGATAGGGTCTGTCCTCTGTGTTCTCCGCTGCACAGACAAGAGGCGCCACTGAATGAGGCGTTCTCTGACGGGACGATGAATCCGCCAAGGCATCCTAGGTGCATTCTACCTGGCAATGAAGTAGTGACTCTGGGGCCAATATCAAGCGCAACCAAATCTTATTATAGTGGCTTGGTCGTTGAGATAACGTTTGGTTCTGGGCGCATCATCACCATTACCCAGAATCATCCGATATTGACCCCGGCTGGTTGGATTGCTGCGGGCTTGCTCCACGAAGGAGATTACGCGATTAGTACCACTGACGTTGAGGGGATAGCGGCGACCATCGACCCAGATGATAATCACGTTCCAACCGCTATTGAGGAGATATTCCGTTCGTTCTCTGAAACGCCTGGCATGTCTGCCGGTGCTGTGCCACATACCGCCGAAGATTTCTACGGCGACGGGCGGTTCGTGGATGGCGATATCGACATTGTATATGCCGATGGCCTTTTGCTGAGTAACCTCAAAACCAAATTCACGCAATTGATCGGCAAATTCCGTTTCGACTGGGACAACACCAGACAGAACCGCCTCTCTACCGAGGGCCATTCGACACTTGGTATCCCAGCCAATGGTATGGCCCTTACTCGCAGCATGGGCGGCGGCAACTTGGGCTTTCCGCTGAGTAGGGGTCATTCGGGACCACTTGGCCGCTTCCGCTTGGGATCGGGTTCTGGGGGCGATTCCAGCAGCAAGCAACCGTTGCCTGAAAACCATTCGACTGACCCCGGCCTCGCGAGCCAATTGATTTTCGGATTCGCCAGCAACATAACGCTTGATGAGATCATCAAGGTTGGGGATTTGTATTCTGCGAGCCATCACAATACGTCTCGCTTTGGGGGCATAGATGCCAGCCTGCCGGAATTTCTGACCAAGGGTCTCCGGGTGACATCCAAGCTCGCGGGCCAATTCAGCGGCGGGAATACCGGACTGATAACGCTGAATGAGATTGTCAAAGTCAGGAATTTCGATTTTAGCAGTCATGTTTATGACCTCCAAGCAGATTTGTATGAATTATACATCTGCAATGGTATTATTGTCAAGAATTGTCGTTGCTTTCTGAGTCCGGTAGTCGCAAAAGTTGAGGCTGCGCAATGACCGCCGTTTCGGTTGAACTCAAAGGCGCTGATGAATTGGTACGCAAGCTGGGCAAGGCGATAGCGCTGAGCACCTTGCGGCCAGCGATGCAGCGGTCTGTGAATTGGATACATGACGACGTAGTCAAATATCCCGAACGGCCAAGTGCTGGTAGTTTCGCGGGCTTCGTCAGTGACAAACAGCGCCGTTGGTTCTTCGCAGCATTGCGGCGGGGCGACATCACCGTACCCTATGTGCGAACGGGGGCCCTGGGGAGGCGGTGGACGACCAAGATTACGATGGGCCCGGACGCATTGGTGGGCACGATAGGCAATGACACGGAATATGCCCCCTTCGTGCAGAGCAAGGACCAGCAGGCACAGATACACCAGGGCCGGTGGGAGACGATTGAGCAGGTATTGGATGACAACAAGCCGGCCATAGAGCAGGAGTTCAAGCGAGCGATTGACAAGGCACTGGCGGGTAACCTATGAGTGAACGCACAGATTGGGACTGGATACTGGGGACAGTGATACCAACGGCACTTTGGGCGATAACACTCAGCATTGGATTTATTGCCTTGTTTGTGGCCATTGTGCGGCGCTTTATTCATCATGGAGGATTGTAAATGCCATACCCAAACGAACATGCGTGCAGGATACGACAGCCGGGGGAATTCGAGAAGGACAGCTTCCGGCGCATCAAGAAGGACAATCTGGCAATCATCATTGGACGACTGAAAGGTGAGAAGACTACCACCACACAAGCATTCAGGTACCCGACAGATGATTGGACAGAGGCGGATGCCAAGGCGCACTGTAAGGAGCAGGGCGGCACATTCGAGGCGGCTGCTGAGCCAGAGGAGAAGAAGGCGACCAGCTTGGATGAACAGCAACGGGTGGTACGCGATGCCTGGTATGCCAAGTTTAAACGGAGAGATACTATTCAGGCTTCCGAGGATCTTTGGATACGTGAGGTATTTGACGATCGTATCATCGTAGAGACACCCGAAGGGTTGTTACAATATCCGTATAAGCTGACAGATGATGGTCCCGAATTCGGCGAGCCGGTGAAGGTGGAAGTTGAATACAAGCCGGTGGAGAAGACAGCAATCCTCGATCCGGCTGGCCCGGCGGGCTACGCAGTCAAGGCCATTCGGGAGCAGGACGGAGGCCAGGTCATCGGTGGATACCTGCTCCTGTGGGGTGGGCCGAAGCAAAAGGACCTGCACGGCGATTACTTCACCCCGGAGACCGAACTCTGGCTGGATCATTACAAGTCAGTGCCGACGCTGTTCCACCACGGGCTGGATGAAACAGTAGGCCTGGCACAGATCGGGCGGCGTATCACCGCCAAGAGTGATAATACCGGCGTCTGGGTCGAGGATTGGATCGACAAGAGCAACCAATACTGGTCCGTGGTAGAGCCACTGCTGGAAGCACAACGACTGTACTATTCACCTGGCAGCGCGCCACATCTGGTGAAACGGGCCAAGAGCGGCGAGCTACTCTCGTTTCCGGTTGTCGAGGACACACTGACGCCACTACCGGCCCAATACAGGTTACGCCCTATTGAAGAGATAGAGGCTACCTATAAATCCGCAAACATCGAGTTGAACCTGCCCGATGAGGAGATAGGGGAGTCGGGGGACTCCGAACTCGAAAGAGCCAGGTTACTCGCAGAAGCGGCAACGATACTAAGCGAACCAACAGATTGACAGGAGGCAATAGCATGACTTACCAAGAACTCATGGCGCAGGCCAGGGCCAAGGCTGAGGAGGCCACGGCTCTGCTGAGCCAGGAGAAACCAGAACAAGAGAAGGCAACCGCGTTGTTGGCAGAGGCCAGGGGGTTGCAGGAACAGGCGACCGGCATCAAGGCGGCTTCCAGCATCATCGAGGAGGCCACCAAAATCGCCAGGCCCGAACTGCCCACTGACAGTGACGATCCACCGATGGGTACCGAGCCAACCGCCAAGGACACGGCGATCAAGGCATTGCATACGCTCCGCTTCGGCGAACCGGACAGTGCCATCAAGGCCGTGTTGACTGACTTGCACGGCGAGGACTTCGAGGCCAAGCGCTGGGCGCAATGGCAGGGGTTCGTCAAGTACCTCCGCTATGGTGACGAGGTGCTATCTGGCGACGAGAAGTCGCTGATGAGAGAGGTGATCTTCACCCCGGAGTATGCCAAGAAGGCCATCGTCGATGGGTGGGACATCGCAGCTCTGAAGACCACGATGGTCGAAGGCGAAGACCAGTACGGCGGTCACGCGGTGCCGGTGGACTACCAGGCCCGCATGATCGAGCGCATGGCTGGCTATACTGTGGTACGGCCCAAAGCCACCATCGTCACCACCAGCCGGGACAAGGTTGAATTCCCCAAGGCAACTGGCGGGGACTCTCAGTACACCAGTGCGGTGCGCGTGACCTGGGTTGAGGAAACTCCGTCCAGCTCAGCCGCCGATACCAATCTCACTTTTGGGTTGGAGGGCATCGCGGTTCACACCGCGATGGCAGTGTCGACCCTGAGCCGGAACCTGGTAGAGGACGCCGCGTTCAACCTGCCGGACTACGTGTCTCGCAAATTCGCTGAGGCGGCCGCTATCGACGAGGACAATCAATTCCTGGTCGGCACCGGGGCGGGCAAGCCGCAAGGCATCTTGCCCAACTCAGCCAACGGCCTGAGCCTGGGCACCGCCAATACCGGTGATGCTGATACGCTCGAGTTCGATGGCTTGATTGACTTGCAGTATGCACTTGACAGCCAGTATCGCAACAACGCGGCCTGGATTGCAGAGAAGGCGACCTATCAGGCTATCAGCAAGCTGAAGGACAGCAACGGCCAGTACCTGTGGCGTGACCAATTCGGGCGCAACACAGTAGGCCAGGAGCGGGTACTGCTGGGCAACTTGGTACTGGAGCAGGAGGCCATGCCCACGATAGCGGCCGGCGCATTCCCCATCATCTTCGGGGACCTGTCCGGGTACTACATCGTGGACCGCATCGGCATGAGCATCGAGCGGTATCTGGACTCCAGCACGGCGACTGTCAATACCGTCAAGTACGTGATGCGGCGACGCCTCGGCGGCCAATGCGCCGAACCGTGGCGTTTCAAGCTTCAGTACGTGTCGGCATAGGCAACATACCAACTGAAACCATAACGAGGCACAGGAGGCAATAGAATGAGAAGCCTTGAGGAAAATGTCAAGGTCCAGAAATGCAATAACTTTATGACCGCTTTGGTGGACGGTACCAACTATCCGGCCAGCGGTTCATTCATCGACGTCAGCGGTTTCGGCAACTTCGGGTTCCTGGTAGAGATGGGGACCACCACCACGGCGTGCGCGTTCCAGGTGCAACAGGCAACCGGGGCCAGTGCCACGCCCAAAAACCTGTCTGGGGCCACGCTGACGCCTACGGCCGATGATGACAATTACACATTCATCATCGAATGCGAGACGGCCAGGATGGACATTGCAAACGGCTACTGCTACGCATCCCTGGACTGTTCCGGGGCGGCAGGCGGCGACGACTACGCCTGCATCACCTTCCTGGGCTGGAATCCCCGGCACGTGCCGGTCAGCCAGGGATCTGATGTGAGCGCCAACGTCGTAGTGGCTGGCTAGAGCGACTGATAACGATAAGGGGGTGAGGCTGGACGCCTCACCCCACAACCATAACGCAACAGGAGGCAATGATGAAACACAATAAATGGCTTCCCATCCTGGCGGCACTGCTATTCGTAGCATTGGTGGCAGTCGCCTGTCAGGTGGAAGATGTAATACCTCGCGGTACGTACAATGTGCCTGTGTACGTGGAACAGGGTGGAGCGAAGCTGGTAGTCGAGACCGGCGGCGAAGTCGAGATGCAATCCGGCTCGACGCTGGACGTGCAATCCGGCACCACCTCTACTTTCGGCGGCGACCTGGATGTGACCGGCGCGTTGGATGTAACCGGCGCCAGCACGCTCAACAGTACACTGGATGTGGACGGAGCCATCAGTTCTGGCACCGGCGCAATCACGCTGACTGATGCCAGTGGCGTAGTGGTGACGGCTGGCGGATTGGACGTAACCGGCGACATTACACTAGAGAATGATGAAACGATCTCCAACGATGTCAACGGTATCATCACCGCCACGGCAACGACTATCGTTGCGGCTGGAAACTTGGTGTCTACTGGCGAGCTGGACGTGGATGGTACTACCAATCTGGATGTAGTAGACATCGACGACGCAGTTGACATGGCCTCCACACTGGATGTGGCCGGCATAACCACGCTGGCATCAGACGTCGAGAACTTCATCGCTCCCAGTGTTGCTACGGCGTCAATAACATATACCGCCGGGGCTGGCGGGAGCGGCACTATTACCACTGTCGGTGATGGCGAGGTGTGGGTAATCCTGGGCGTATATGCCAACGTCACGACGGACTGGGACGTCACAGCTGACGACGATGCTTCACTGGAGATTGGGGACGCTGGTGACACTGATGGTCTACTTGATCTGGATGATGCGGAGTTACAAAAAGCCGACACAGAGGGCACTGGCGCACCAGCTGGCTGGCAGGGCTTCATGAGCACGGATACGCGTGGGGTCTACATGGCCAGCACGCCGTTCATCTATGCTCCATCAGGTAGTGATACTAACATTACCTGGACCGCCAGCGCGACGGGCGATGATCTGGAGGCAGGTGAAGCCACCATATACATCGTCTATCAGCGTATCAAGTAGGAGGCTCATCTGAGAATCTTTGCATATTGCGCCGAGGCATTCG